CCAAACATGGCAAAATGGTAATATGTTGTGATAGTTTTTCATGGCGTAAAGATGTATTCCCAGAATATAAAGCTAAACGTAAATCTAATCGTGAAACTGATAAACATGATTGGCAGCAGATCTTTGACTTAATTGACTCTACACTCCAGGATCTACGTGAGAACTTCCCATACGCTGTTATCAAGATCGAAAGTGCAGAGGCAGACGATATCATTGGTGCATTAACTGTACATAAGTCTGATTTTGGTGGTGAAGATGTTGTTATTATATCTGCTGATAAAGACTTTATTCAGTTACAACAATATGGTAATGTCACAGAACAATGGTCACCGCTATTTAATAAATTAGTTAAAGATGATAATCCTCGTAGATATCTATTCGAACATTTACTTAAAGGCGATGCTAGTGATGGTGTTCCAAATGCAAACTCTCATGATAATGTATTCATTACAGAGGGAAGACAAACACCTATGACTAAAAAAGCTATAGAGAAATATTGGGATAATCGTGATGATCTTGAAAACATTATGAAGCCTAATGTATTTCGTAACTTTATGCGTAATGTTCAAATGATTGATTTAACAAATACACCTAATGGTATTCGCGAAGAAGCTATAAATAATTATGAGAATTATAAATATCCAGCACGTTCAAATATATTAACATATCTAATAGAACATAGAATGAAAATGTTAATCGATAGTGCAGGAGAATTTTGAGCGAAGACGAACTAAGACAATTCATAGAATATTTTAAAGATGAATTGCCTGATCCAGAGCACCATCCAATAAAAGTGATGTGGCTATATAAATGGTGGAAAAGTATAGTAATAAAAAATAGAAATGCCGACATACACATTCAAAAGCAATAAAACTGGTAAAGTCTGGGACGATGTAATGCCTTGGAAAGAACTTGATGATTACTATATAAAACATGATTGTGAACAAGTCATCGGAGTACCTACAACAATTGGAGGTGTTAAATCTCTATGGTCACAAACAGATGATGGCTTTAAAGATCGTATGCAAGAAATTAATAAGGTAGCAGGAAAACGTGGCATGAAACAAACAGATTATGATAGATAATGTTTAAACATGAACCAATTGATTTAGGATATAAAGATCTAAAAACTACCAATAGCGGTGGCAGAAAATATCTTATACCTAATGGAAATTTATATTATCCTTCAATCACAACATTACTCGGCAACTTAAGTAAGAAAGCCATTATGGAATGGCGTGATCGTATAGGTCATGAAGAAGCTGATCGTATATCAAGACAAGCGGCCGGTAGAGGTACAGCAGTTCATGCTGTATGTGAGAATTATGTAAACAATAATCCTGACTATGATAAAGATTTAATGCCCAACATCTTACATGATTTCAAACGAATTAAAAATATATTAGACACAAGAATTGGTACAGTATATGGACAAGAATTGCCATTGTATTCTGATCATTTAGGAGTTGCAGGTCGAGTTGACTGTGTAGCAGAATTCGATGGCAAGTTGTCTATTATAGACTATAAAACAAGTCGTAAGACAAAGAAAAAGGAATGGATTGAATCTTATTTTATGCAAGAGTGTTTTTATGCTATTGCATGGGAAGAAAGAACTGGCATTCCTATCACACAATTAGTAACAATTATCTCTGTGGACAACGCAGAACCTCAGGTATTCATCGAACACCGCGATAATTGGGATAAAAAACTCATACAAGTCATAGAAAAATATTCTACATAAGCTGCGTTTCATAGAAAAATACGTTTATTTTCGAAAATAGTCAACATATATCCTCCCCATATGATATAATGGTACCATATTTAATAAAAAAGGAAGTAAAAATGGAAAGTGAAATCGTATTTTTTTTAGTTATGTTAGGAAATTTAGGTTTACATATTCTTTTGGGGAGATTTTAAATGACAGTTACAGATTTAATATACAGATTAATACAACGTTCAGACACAACATGGTCTGAAACAGTTGAAGGAGATGAGCGCCAAGATACTCTACATTTAGGTTATTCTGGCGATGAAAGCAGACGAGAAACCGTCCGCTCAATCTTGCAACAATGCGGTGTTCGATTGAGTGAAGTTGAACGCTTAAGGGAAGAAGGTGTTATCTTAGACGTTGTCTTAGATGATTATCATGTCGGACTTAGGTGTAGTTTAGATCATGTTTGGGTTTATACAGACTACACACGTGAAAGATTATTAACATTATAGAGGAGAAAAAAGTGAATACACTAGATTTATTATTAAAACACGCATCACCATCATACGAAGCTTCTTACGCAAAAGGTATTCCTATGAAATATCACGAACAAGTGAAAAAAGATCTAAAGCATTGCAATGCAACTATGTGCTTTATGAATCGTGCGTTTGGTGGAAATAGTTTTAGATACATATTTAGAGGCAAATCAAAACCTGGATTTAAACGTCCACAAGCTTGGTGTCCTAAACCACATGCAGATACATTTGCAATTTATGAGAAAGGAGTTAATACATGGCTGATCTCATAAAAAAGGGAATTCCATTCCAAAAAAATATGCCAAGATCAGAAACGGTCGAAAGGTTTATTAAGAATGGTGGTGTAGTTAAAGTTATATCACCTGAAGAAACTGCCAAAACATTACGTAAACAAAGCGGTGGTTATTTTAAAGGACAATCCGTAATGGGTCCATCCAAGAAAAAGGGGAAAACATCATGACATCAGCAAAAAATATTATTATTATTGCATTGGTTATTATCAATATTATTATTTGGAGTCAAATATAGTGTGGATAAAAGAATCAAAACGTAAAACAATTAGTGAGCTTGAAGGCATTCGTCTAAGATCAGCTAGACTGTGGCTAGACAAAGATGGCTTTCACCCTTTTTTAGATCAAAATACACTAATTAAACCCGATTTACAGAAATCTATGGGTTGTAAATACAACGAATTACCTAAGGAAGCTTGGGATGTTATGGACAAATATGATGAAGCATTAGCCAAAGGGAGTATATATGCTACGTGAGATAAAAGATAAAGTTATATTAACTGACTGTGATGGAGTTCTTCTTGATTGGGAATTTCATTTCTATCGTTGGTTAGAAAAGACTGAAGGCTTTCACAGATTAAGTGGTGATTATGCTGTCGCAAAGGCAGTTGGTATTCCACAAAAAACTGCTGCAAGATATGTCAACTTATTCAACAGATCTGAAGAAATGAAAAGGCTATCACCTTTGCGTGATGCTATTAAATATGTACGTAAGCTACATGAAGAGCATGGATATATTTTCCATGTCATTACTTCACAGACTAACTGTCGACTTGCTCAAGAGTATCGTAAAGAAAACTTGAGAAATGTATTTGGCGATGTATTCGAAGGTTTCACTATTCTAAACACTGGTGAAGACAAAGATAAAGAACTCATGAAATGGGAAGGTACTGAATGTTTTTGGATTGAAGACAAAGGCGCGAACATTAGAATGGGTAACGATGCTGGATTAAACAGCATATTGATCCAACATGCATGGAACAAAGATTGCGAATATTCTTGTGCTCATGCATATACTTGGAAAGATGTTTATAATATTATTACAGGAGATTACACATAATGGTGATTACATCAGAAAATAGAGAAGCACACTTAAGATCTAAATCAAGATTTTATGTAGCTGGTTGGGTAGCTAATGAGCAATGTGAAAACCCACAGGTTTTACCTGAGTCTTGCAAGAGTGATCTTGTAATTGTTGCACAACACGAGGATTATCTCGATGGCTATGGTGAATCATTTGCTAATGGCGAATGCTTGACTGCAGAATTAGAAGCTTAAATTCGTATAAATAAAGCTATATCACAAGGGATTTGTAATGTCAAAGACAGAACAGTTTCGAATGCTTGAAACTAAAATTAAGCATATTGGTATGATGGGACAATGGTATCAACGATACGATATTTCCAAAAATGCCGAAGAGTGTAAAGTTATTATTAAAGAATTAAAGAGGTCCTTGGACCCGCCATGTGGTATGAGTAACAAATAGAATGGAGGTAACCATGGCGTTACTGGAAGATATAGTTGATTTTTGTAAGAAGGAATTGAAGATTCCTCAAGAGGTTTTAGTATCTGTTGAGGTTGAAGATATATCAGAAGATAATGTTAAAGGTTGGACCACTGATTCTGCAGAAGATGATGAGTACGATATTGAAATTGATACAGGTCTAAGTTTCAAAGAAACTATCTTAACCTTGTGCCACGAGATGGTACATGTCCAACAACTACACGAACATCGTGAGCTTGATGAAAATGAAGCTTACGAAAAAGAAAGTCGTTTATATACAAAGTATATAAATAACTCTCAGTAGCCATCCCTACTTAAAAAAGGATTTTTTTGTTTAAATAAAAAGGAAAGTATATGTTTAAAAAACTACTAGTCGCGACGGCGGCAATGGCAGTATCAGCAGCTACGTTTGCTGGTATTAGTCTTTCGGGTTTGTATGAGGGTACACTAGATTCACATGGTACGTACACTCAAGACATTCATACTACGATGAAGGGAACTTCTGGCGGTTCGTCCGTTACTGTTGTTCTTGATAAAGATTTCAGCGTAGACGACATGTGGGTAGAGAGCACAGCTGGTGCATTTACTCTAAAAATAGGTGACTGGTCAGGAGATGATCCTGATTCAACGAAGATTGGAGTATCAACAACTGTTGGTGCGTACACAGTCGGATTAAGTCAAGTATCAGGTGGTTCAACAACTATCGATGCTAGTGGAACAATTGGTGGTATTGCAGTTGCTATGACAGACGTTGCAGCAGAGACAAGAGAAACCACAGCTTCTATTACATCGGGTGGATTGACTGCTAAAGTGGTACATAACAAAGTCACAGCAGGACATAATATGGAAGCAACGGTTGGTACAACTGTAGCTGGTATGGGTCTTGAAGTAGTTCATGATAGAAATGCTGGTGCAGCGAATGACAATGAAGTATCAGTCTCTCGTGTTCTTGGCACTTTAGGTACTCTTAAAGGTACTTACAACAAGACGGACGCAGCGACTCCTGTTGTCACGAAAACTGTAGAGTTAACTCGTGGTATATGGACCGCTTCTTGGTCACAAGTTGATAGCGCAGACGCTACAACTTCACTGAAGGCAAGTCTATCGTTCTAACTTAGGAAACTAAGCAACTTGGGGGACTTTCCTTATTAGGTCCCCCATTCTTAAATAATGGAGATATCATGGAATATAATAATACCAAATTAATGAGCGAACACTATAAAGATGATGGTAGTGTTGCAAAGATTTATCAAGTAGTAACAGGAATGGATGGTGAACATTCGTTTTTTTCAATAACGTATAAAGATCCAGCTGGTAATCGTATTATGCAAGAAGACTTTCCATATAAAGCTTTAACTTATGTGGAAGATGCAGCAGAGAACTGGACTAAGGGTATAAAATTATTAAAGGGATAATATGGCAGATTTCGATTTTGGTTTCACGCTAGTCGATGAAGATGAATTAGATGTTGCACAAACGGCAACAGCTTCAGCGGCTGCAGCAGAAACAACACAAGATAGATTAGATAATCTATTTAATGCTATTACGCCTTTACTCAATAACTTAAAGGCTAATCCAGAGAAACAAATGATTAAATGGCCTAATCGTGTTGAGAAGGTAGAAGCATTTGAAGATCACATTTATAAAATATATAAAGGTTAGTATGTACAAATTATAAATTTATGTTATAATATACCTAACATTAACCAAAATAGGATTTAAATTATGGCAAAACGTAAGATGAGTGAAGCACAGCGTGAAGCTGCTGCAAAAAATTTAGCAAAAGCAAGAGCTGCTAAAAAACCTACAACCTATAAAAATATTGCTCCAAGAGTTTTAGCATTAGATGATGACCATGGCTTATCGATGGTCAATGTTAAACGTTATATTAAGGTTACACAAGAAAAGATGTCAGCGTTAAGACAAGCAATACATCGTAATGAAAAAGGTGCAATCGCTAAATTTGCCTCAGCTCGAGCATATAAAAATCATTGTGAAACATATCTAAGAGAAGGTACATGGTCATTAGATTTTTATGGAGAGAATGAAGAGAAACCAGTATTTTGGTCTACTCTTGCTCCAGCTTATGACGCAGATGGAATGCAGAAATGAGCGAGGATATAAACAAGAAAGCATTCTCAAATTTAGTTGAGACATATGTTCGTACTCATAGAGGTTGTCCATATATGGATGCAGTTATTCAAGTATGTGAAGATAATGAAATCGATATACGTGATAGTAAAAAACTGATCTCTAAGGAAATAGTAGAGCACATTGAATTTGAAGCAAAGAAACTTAATTTGCTTCAAGGTGGTCATTCAGCAATGTTACCTATATGACCGGATATGAGGCCTTTATATTACATCATGCAATCAACTTACACTTTAATGGAACTTACGATTGTTTTAAGTATAATTTTAAAACTAACGTAACTGAAAAAACATATTGGAAAAGACCAGATAAATTTCAGTTAACAAAGATTGGTAAACGATTTAAAAGTAGAGATGATATCATGTTATATTTTGCTGCACATCAAGTTGCAGGCAATAAATATAGTGGTGATATGATTAGAGATGAAGAAACTTATACACAGTTTTTAAAACGTATAGATAGTATAAGTTATTTGTTTAAGAACGAATTAGAAGAAATTTCGAATGTAAAGTTTGATACTCTTTTGGAAATAGAAGAAACATATCCAAAAATAGTACAGCTTCATTTGGAAGGCACGGTGTCATTAGAGACTGTGTGCATAGTGAATAGGCTAACAGGATTTATTGAGGAAGCCAATTCACGAATAAGTGAGACCATTTTATGGCCTGACTTATATAAGAAGATAACTAAATATCAATCATTTTTAAAGTTTGATGATTTAAAAATGAGAATGATTATATTAGATATTTTCAAATAAAGTATGTACTTTTAGCAAAAGTATGTTATAATATACAATGATACAAATTAATATAAATTTTTAAAGGAGATGTACAATGAGTTTTGCAGACTTAAAGGCTAAGGCTAATGACATGAGCGCATTAGTAGGTGCGGCCGGAACAAGCACCACAGAAAAGAAATCATATGGCGACGATCGTATGTGGAAACCCACGGTAGATAAAGCAGGCAACGGTTATGCCGTTATTCGTTTTCTGCCAGCTGTCGAAGGTGATGACTTACCTTGGGCAAAATACTGGGATCATTTCTTCCAAGGACCGACTGGACAATGGTATGTTGAGAAATCACTAACTACTATTCAGAAGGACGATCCTGTGTCGCAGATGAATTCTAAACTTTGGAATACAGGCATTGAGGCAGATAAAGATACTGCACGTAAGCGTAAGCGTCGTTTACATTACGTTAGTAACATTTATGTTGTTTCAGATCCTGCAAATCCTGAAAACGAAGGTAAAGTATTTCTATATACTTACGGTGCTAAAATCTTTGAAAAGATTATGGATAGCATGCAACCTAAGTTTCAAGATGAATCACCAGTCAATCCATTCGATATGTGGGTAGGCGCTAACTTTAAAATGAAGATTTCGAATGTTGCGGGATTCCGTAACTATGACAGATCTGAATTTGCTAATGCTGAGGCTTTGAATGCAGATGATGCTGCGTTAGAAGCTATTTACAATCAACAGCATTCTCTTAAAGAGTTTACTGATCCATCAACGTTTAAATCTTACAGTGAACTTAATCTTAAGTTAACGCGTGTGTTAGGTGAGGAAGTTAAACCGGTTGAAGATGATTCACCATTTAATGATTCACCAAATGATGTTCAAGATCCTGTCGCAACAGCT